ACCTTCTGCGACATAAATATCGGTCAACTCTTTTGCATCATTCAATGCGTTCGCCGAAAAGAAGTCATAATCGGGGATTTCAATTTCTTTGTTATAGAATTGATCTTGTTTGGGCAAAATATTGTTGATTGCCGTGCCTCCATAGCAGATTAACCCTTTTTTTTTAAGAAAGTTTTCCACGATTTTGATAATTTTGACGACTTCTTCTGAATTCGCGCTTTTCTTCCCTTGGGCGGCTTCCGCGACATCAACTGCGCTTCTTAATATGACTAATTCGCAGTCTTGAAGCGTCATTTTATCATCGCATAATTTGTTAATTGATGTCAGTGATTTGTTAGAACTAGGAACTAAACTTGAGTTTGTCTTGGTCATAGATTTATCACCAATATATTCATTATCGCTACCACTGTCACTGTCACTGCTACTATCGCTACTGCTCTCATTATCGCTCTCATTATCGCTGTCACTGTCGCGGCGACTATTATTATCACCCCGTGTTTTTTTAACAGATTTGCCACCAATGGGGTGATCATGAATTCCATCATGCGCACCATAATTATCATCATTGTTATAATGATGTGTTGTGGCGACATGACCAATTTGCCCAACGTTTCTACGTTTTTTTAAGGTGCGTTTATAATGTTTGAATTTCATATATTATAAACACATATTTAAAATTTAAAATTTAATTTGTCAAAACAATCGACAATAGACAATAGATAATCGACCTAAATATTAAAACTATAATAGTCGGATGAAACCGTGCGAGTAGCATATGATAGTGCAGGATCTTGTTTTGGAGGATCAGGGATTGTTTCTTGTATATATCGTAATCGTTCTGGTTTTAAGGTAAATGCAGAGCCACTTGCGTTGAACAATGATTCATTGGTTTGTAGATTGTCATCATTATATTGATAACGCATCGCAATCATTTGGCTCCCGGTTTCGCGCGCAGATATTGCACTAGGGTTTGGAGGATTCGTACCCTTATCTGGGATAACAACAGTCATGCATTTTTTGTTAAATTCAATTAATTCTTGTAAATCGGGTGAATATTGCACATCATAATAATGTAATACGCGCGCAAACATGGAGTTGCTAGTCATGTTGACATATTCATATAAATTTTTGCATTCCATAAATGCGGGGTTGGACTTATCCACGATAAGCAAAATTTTGTCTTTCAATTCTAGCAATGGAACTTCGCCGATGTTGTGGCGACTATTGTCATAACTATATTCATAACTATAATCTTTACCCAATAGTTTATTTACGATTGATTCTGAAGAAAAGATTGATGCTAAATTTTCATACATTTTTTGATTGGTGCTTTTAATGCGCAAATGAATTATCAATGGGTCGTGCGGGTTGGGGCAAGTTGCGTCCGAAAATGCATAGTTGATAATAACACTCATTACATCTGAAAACTTGACGGAATTAAAAGTTTCCTTAACATAATAACTATCGGATGTGGATGTTGCGACAACTGGGTTGTTATTAATCGAATAAATTTCAAAATCTAAGCAGCGAACACCTTGTTTAATGACGTCTTTTAACACGCCGGTGGAAACATAATCGTTTTTGTAATCTCCTCCACTGCAACAGTTATATGCCGTTTTAATATAATAATCGCGAAGGGAATATGCAAAATCTGAATTGTTTGAATTGACAGACGTTAATTGAGAGTTCACTTCTCCATAATTGTCGTCCACATCTTTTGACGGATTTTTGCTACGGTAGTAATAATACATGCGTACACCAATCGCAAAGACAATAATAACGGCGATAATAATGTTTACAATAACTCCACTACTAGTGTTTTTAAATGATGGAACATTTTTCATAAATCCTGAAGGAGAGGTTTCAACACTTGACATATATTTATTATATATAATGTAATACTTTTTTATTACGTAGTTTTATATTAAGCGGTTTTATATGATTTTTGAATTTATATTTGCGCAAACAAGTTTTCATTTTTCTTTTGAAAAATATTATTATGTATTATAATATATATACATGGATTACGCGAATATCCCACGTGATATGAATGCCCCCGGTATGCTTACCAAGTACAATTCTATGAGGCCATTAGCAGACCAATATTCACTTCCAGCAGATTTCCTAACGAGTGGCGCTTATGGCACTTATCACAATAATCCAACTCCTGCTGACATAGGGAAGCCTATGTATTATAGTAACGGCTTTTTCATTGGACATTTTCAGGGACTTGAGAATTATGCTGTCGGTCCTAGGGTAACTTATAGTAGAAATGAAGAAAAGTTACAAGATGCCTGGAACCCCCAAATGGCGTATGTTCAAAATGCACCACTTGTTGCTGATGGCGACGGCGGTGGAAGAAGTGTTGCTGGTGTTAGTCGCGGAGGGAAATCAAGAAGAAGGCATGCAAAGAAGACGCGAAGAGGGAAATCCAAGAGCAGAGGAAGAGGAAGAAAGTCAAGAAGACAAAGAAGAAGATAAATTACTCAATAAATCATTAAAATTAACTATATAAATATTTAAATATTTAATAATTCAAATCAAACCTGAACAATTAATGCAAAATCAAATTAATATAAACATAAAATTATACTATATTTATATTATATCATAATGCCAGGCGGTTTAATGAATTTGGTGTCACAAGGGCAACAAAATATTATATTAAATGGCAATCCCACAAAATCTTTTTTTAAATCAGTTTATGCAAAATACACCAATTTTGGATTGCAAAAATTTAGAGTAGATTTTGAAGGATCAAAAACGTTGCGTTTAACTGAGCCATCCACATTTACGTTTAAAGTTCCTCGCTATGCAGATCTATTAATGGACACATATTTATCCGTGTCTTTGCCAAATATTTGGAGTCCAATCATGCCGCCACAGCAAACGACTGGTGCTGAAAATGAAGGAGTATGGGTACCATATGAGTTTAAATGGATTGACAATTTGGGCGCAAAGATGATTTCAAAAATCACCATCACTTGTGGGAACCAAACGTTACAAGAGTTCTCGGGAGATTATTTGTTGGCGATGGTGCAGCGCGATTATAGTGCGGACAAATTGGCACTGTTCAACAAAATGATTGGGAATGTCGCTGAATTAAATGATCCTGGAAATTCTGGTGCGCGCGTGAATAGTTATCCAAACGCATATTTTACGAATGACCCTGCTGGAGTGGAACCATCCATCCGAGCGAGAACAATTTACGTGCCATTAAACGCATGGTTTAATTTAAAAAGTCAAATGGCATTTCCTTTAGTCGCGCTACAATATAATGAGTTATACATAAACGTTACTTTAAAGCCGATCAATCAATTGTTTCAAATTCGAGACGTGTTTGATAGCGCAAATAATTATCCATATGTTGCGCCAAATTTCAATATATTTTACATGCAATTTTATCGATTTCTACAGCCACCACCAGACATATCATTAAATTTGGATTCTTTCATAGACATACGAACATTGTGGAACATAGACATCAATTTGCAATGCACGTATTGTTTTCTATCAAACGAAGAGTCAAAATATTTTGCGACAAATGAGCAAAAATATTTGTTCAAGCAGGTGCATGAAACGATCTTTTATAATGTGACTGGATCAAATAAAGTGCAATTAGACTCGCTCGGAATGATTGCGAATTGGATGTTTTATTTCCAGCGAAGCGATGTGAATTTGCGCAATGAATGGAGCAATTATACCAATTGGCCATATAATTATCTTCCTGTTGATTTAAAACCCGCATCCCCTATTGGCGACTATCCGGTCACGAGATATCCTGGACCGGTCACAGTAAACATTGGGCCGGGTGTAAATGTGAATGGTAATCTAACTGGACTAATGGTTTCTGACACATATAGCATTCAAAATAATAAGGAAATATTAATAAATCTGGGGATATTGTTGGATGGATCTTATCGGGAAAATACGCAAGCGGAAGGAGTATATAATTTGATTGAGAAATACACGAGAACAAGTGGAAATGCTCCGGATGGGTTATATTGTTACAATTTCTGTT